GATCTGGCGAACGCCTATGTGACCAATCCGAACTGGGGCGCGTCGGTAGACATAGCGCGCATCACGCAACTGCACAGCCAGGCGCTGGAGGGTGGCGAGAAGGACTTCAAAGAGTTCCTGGCCAAGCACCTGAATGTCGAGATCGGCATGAACCTGCGCTCAGACCGCTGGGCAGGTGCCGACTTCTGGGTGCCGCGCGCCGAGGTGCCCGGGCTGACGCTCGAGCAACTGCTCGATGAATGCGAAGTGGTGGACATGGGCATCGACGGCGGCGGTCTGGACGACTTGCTCGGCGCTGCGGTGGCCGGCCGACGCAAGAAGGCCGAGGAGTTTGTGATCCCCGAGCACTTCGACGAGGAAGCAAAAGCGGTCGTACCTGCCAAGACGGTTCTACGCAAGCGCTGGCTGCTGTGGACCCGCGCATGGGCGCATCCGTCGGTCCTGGAGCGGCGCAAGGAGATCGCACCACGCCTGCAGGACTTCGCCAAGGATGGCGACCTGATCCTGGTGAATGCGATTGGTGAAGACGTGGCAGGAGTGGCCGAGGTTGCCGCGAAATGCGAGGCGTCCGGCCTGCTGGACAAGATCGGCTGTGACCCTGCCGGGCTGGGCGGCATCCTGGATGCTTTGGTCGAGGCCGATGTGCCCGAGGACAAGGTGATCGGTATCAGCCAGGGCTGGAAGATGACCGGCGCGATCAAGACGACCGAGCGAAAGCTGGCCGAGGGTGCACTGATTCACGGCGGACAGCCCCTCATGGCCTGGTCTGTAGGCAATGCGAAGGTCGAGCCGAAGGGCAACGCCATCGTGATCACGAAGCAGGCCTCCGGCACGGCAAAGATCGATCCGCTGATGGCCACGTTCAACGCGGTGACGCTTCTGTCACTCAACCCCGAGGCGCGAGGCAACTCCGTCTACGAAACCCGGGGCATACGCTTCCTGTAAGGACCGACTGAATGAAGATTCTCGACTTCCTCCGACGTGGTGAGGCGTCGGAGGCGCAGTTGCGTCCTGCGGCTTCGCGCGTCGAGCCGCAAATGGAGGCAGCAGAGCGCTCGCCTCGCGCCCAGGCGACGCCTGGAACGCTGTTCACTGGCCTGGACGATCCAGCTCTGCTCGAGTACATCCGCGGCGGAAGCACGACCGGCGTAGATGCTGGCCGTGACCGCAGCCTTCGGAACATGGCGGTGCTGCGCTGCGTGACGCTGATCTCCGAGTCGATCGGCATGCTGCCGCTGAACCTGCAGAGCAGCGACGACAAGAAGCAGGTGCAGAGCGACAACCCGGCACACCGTCTGCTGAAGTACAAGCCGAATGACTGGCAGACACCCATCGAGTTCAAGAGCCTCATGCAGCTCCGGGCGTTGCTCGACGGGCAGTCCTTCGCCCGCGTGATCTGGTCGGGCACCCGGCCGATCCGCATGATTCCGATGGATCGTGGTTCGACCAAGCCGCGCCTGAATAGCGCGTGGCAACTGCAGTACGACTACACGACACCGGACGGCAGCCAGGCGACCCTGCATGCGAAAGAGGTGTTTCACCTGCGGGATCTCTCGCTCGACGGCATCAACGGCATTTCGCGCGTCAAGCTGGGCCGCGATGCCTTGGAGCTGGCTGAGCAGGCGGAGCGCGCGGCGTCGCGGACGTTCAAGACCGGTGTGATGGCGGGCGGCGCCATCGAGGTTCCGAAGGAGCTTTCCGAGAACGCCTACAACCGGATGAAGTCGTCGCTCGACGCCGACTACACGGGAGCGGAGAACGCCGGCCGTTGGATGTTGCTGGAGGAGAACGCGAAGGCCAACAAGTTCGCCAGCACGGCATCCGAGTCTCAGCAGATCGAGAACCGGAATCATCAGATCGAGGAGGCCGCGCGCATGTACGGCGTGCCCAGGCCGCTCCTCATGATGGATGACACGAGCTGGGGCAGCGGCATCCAGCAGTTGGCGATTTTCTTCATCCAGTACGGACTCTCTCACTGGTTCGTGTCCTGGGAGCAGGCAGCCGCGCGCTGCCTTCTTCCCGATGACCAGCTTGGCCGCCTGCAATACAAGTTCAACGAGGGCGCACTGCTGCGCGGCACGCTCGCCGACCAGGCTGCCTTCTTCTCCAAAGCGCTCGGAGCCGGTGGCCAGGCGCCCTGGATGTCGCAGAACGAGGTGCGTGAACTGTCCGACCTCCCGAAGTCCGCCGACCCGCAAACCGACGCACTGCGCAACCCGATGACCCAGCCGGGCAAGCCGGCATCAAGGAACAACGATGAGCCTCCTGAATCTGCCTGAAATCCGGGCCGACTATCGCCTGGGCGCCGCACAGTTCGACGTTCGCCCCGACGCGCTCGAGCGCTGGCAGCCGGAGGTGCGTGCCGCAACGGAAGGCGATGCCTCGATCTCGATCTACGACGCCATCGGCGAATCGTGGGACGGCCAGGGCTTCACGGCCAAGCGCATGAGCGCGGCACTGCGCAGCATCGGCGCCCGTGACGTGACGGTCAATGTCAATTCTCCCGGCGGCGACTTCTTCGAGGGTGTCGCCATCTACAACATGCTGCGCGAGCACAAGGCCAAAGTCACCGTGCGCGTGATGGGTCTGGCTGCATCGGCGGCGTCCGTTATCGCGATGGCCGGCGACGAGATCCTGATGGGCGATGGTGCGTTCCTGATGGTCCACAACGCATGGGCCGTCGCCATCGGCAATCGCCATGACATGGCTGACGCCGCAGCGCGGCTGGCGCCGTTCGATGACGCAATGGCCCAGGTCTACGCATCGCGCACTGGCCTGTCGAAGACCGAGACAGCCACGCTGATGGACAAGGAAACCTGGATCGGTGCCGCGCAGGCGGTCGAGGACGGCTTTGCCACGGGCCTGATCGAGCGCTCCGACATCACCCAAGACACCAAGGCGCAGGGCAGCAAGAAGGCCTTCGCGCTGATCGAAGCATCGATGGCGCGTGCCGGGCATTCCCGCACTGCGCGCCGCGACGCCTTCAAGTCCCTTTTCACTGGCACGCCGGGCGCTGCCGCTGAAGCCGCCATGCCGGGCGCTGGCGAAACCGCAGCACTGCTGCTTTCTCTCACCAACTCCCTCAAGGTCTGAACCATGAAACGTACTCTCATCTCTCTGGCGGCTGTTGCCGCTCTGTCCGTGCTGGCTACCGCTGCAGCCCATGCGTCCGCTGTGGACGCCCTGGCCGCCAAAGCCTCGGCAAATCCTGTTCCGCGCGGCCTCATCGCCGTTCGGGCCGATGGTGGCCCTCCGGCCGACATCAAGGCCACCGTCGAAGCGCTGAACAAGGCCTTCGCCACTTTTCGCGACGAGCACACGAAGCAGCTCGAAGAAATCAAGAAGGGCAACGCCGACGCACTGCAGGCCCTGAAGGTCGAGAACATCAATGCGGACATTGCGCGACTCCAGAAGGAAGTCGATGACACGAACATCAAGATGGCTGCCGTGCAGATGGGCGCAGGCAGCAGTGGCAAGGCGGTAAAGGATGCCGAATACACCGGCGCATTCAACGCCCACATGAAAAAGGGCGATGTGAATGCGGCGCTTAACAAGGGCGTGGCCACGGAAGGCGGCTACCTCGCCCCGGTCGAGTGGGATCGCACCATCACCGACCGTCTGGTGCTGGTCTCGCCGATGCGCCAGATCGCAACTGTGCAGAAGATCTCCACGGCCGGCTTTTCGAAACTGTTCAACAACCGCGGCACGACCAGTGGCTGGGTAGGCGAAACGGATGCCCGCCCGCAGACCAACACGCCGACGTTCAGCCCGTTGAACTTCGTGCCTGGCGAGATCTACGCCAACCCGGCCGCTACCCAGCAAATGCTGGACGATGCCGAGGTGGATCTCGAAGCCTGGCTCGCTGGCGAGGTTGAGACCGAGTTCGCGTACCAGGAAGGCGTCGCATTCCTCACCGGCAATGGCACGAACAAGCCGCGCGGCATTCTGACCTACGTGACCGGCGGCGCTGCGGCTGCTGTGCATCCGTGGGGCGCCATCCAGGTGACGAATACCGGTCAGGCCGCCGCCGTGACCTCGGACAGCATCATCGATCTGACGACCGCGCTGCCGAGCGAATACACCGGTGCCGCCCGCTTCATCATGAACCGCAATGCCCAGGGTGTCGTGCGCAAGCTGAAGGACGGCCAAGGCAACTACCTCTGGCAGCCGTCGGCCCAGGCGGGCCAGCCGGCCACTCTGATGGGCTACGGCATCACGGAAATGCCTGGCATGCCGGATGTGGCTGCGAACTCGGTCCCGGTGCTGTTCGGCGACTTCAAGCGTGGTTACCTGATCGTCGACCGCACCGGCGTGCGTGTCCTGCGTGACCCGTACACCAACAAGCCCTACGTGCAGTTCTACACGACCAAGCGCGTGGGCGGCGGTGTGGTGAACCCCGACGTGATCAAGGCGTTGAAGGTCTCGGCGTGAGCAGGAGGACACCATGAAGCTGAACAAACCGTTCAAGGGTGTCCCCGACGGGGAGATCTACCCGGTCGAGTACCAGGCGGGCGACGAATGCCCTCCCGAACTCGAAGCCGGTGCGCGCGAACTCGACGCCTTGGAGCCGAGCGACGACAAGCAATCCAAGACCAAGGGCAAGAGCTGACCATGTCTGCCATCACGCTCGATCAAGCCCGTGCGCACCTGCGCGTGGGTGCAACGTATCCGCAGGAGCAGATCGAGCCGTACATGGCGGGCGCGGAAGATCACGCTTCGCAGTACCTGAACCGCGCCATCTATCTGGATGACGAGGCCATGAGCGCGGCGATTGCCGCACTGCCTGCGGCTCTGACCGCCGCGCGCTCGGCCTACGAAACGGCGGTCGCTGCTGCAGCGTTGATCGAGAACGCGAGCGATCGCCAGGATGCCCTCGACATCGCGGAGACGCAGTACCACGCCGTGCGTGACCGCGTTCCACGGGTCTTGAACGGCATCCTGGTGAATCCCAGCATCGTCTCGGCTGTGCTGCTGATCCTGGGGCATCTGTTCGAAAGCCGGGAAGATGTGGTGATCGCCGCGACTGCGGTTGAACTCCCGCACGGCGCCCGCGCGCTGCTTCGTCCGTACCGCCGGGTGATGATGCCGTGAGAGCCGGCACGCTCAAGGACTGGATCACGATCCAGTATCCCGGGTCGGTGAAAGACGAGCTCGGCCAGCCGATCCCCGGCTGGACAACGCTGGATTCGATGTGGGCGGACATCCGTTTACCTACGGGTCTTACGGTGGTCCGGGCCGACGCTCCAGTGAGCATCATCAAGGCCAGCATCCGAATTCGCCGGCGCACCGACGTGCTGCCCACGATGCGGGTGGTGGACGACGAAGGCCGGATCTACGACATCAAGGCCGTGCTGCCCAACAAGCAGAGCCGCCAGTACATCGACCTTGTTTGCGAGACGGGCGCCAACGATGGCTAACGGGCGCAACCCTGGCGGCGCAGCGTTCGCCATCGACTTCGACACGAAGGGTGCCGATGCATGGCTCGACGGCATCCTGCAGGCGACGGAGGAGTCCATTCGCCCGGCGGCCCAGGCCGGCGCAGAGGAGTTGTATCTTGAGGCGCGTTTGCGAGTTCCCCAGTCGGCGCAGGCGCACTACTTCTACGGCAAGAACAGCAAGAGCACTGGCGTGCGGTACTACTTCGACCCGGGCAGCCTTCGCAACGCGATCTATCAGGTCTATTCGAAGGACAACAGCGGCAAGCTGCGTGCCACGTATCACATTGCGTGGAACCACCAGAAGGTGCCCTATGGGTTCATGGTCGAGTACGGCACCAGCCGTGCGCTGGCCCACCCTTTTCTGCGCCCGGCATATGCTGCGCGCAAGGAGTTCGCCCTGGAAGTCGCTCGCGCTCACCTGGTCAAGGACGTGAAGAAGGTTCTATGACGGTCGAAGCGGATCTGCACAGCATGCTTGCCGCCCTGGTCGATGGCCGGGCCTACCCGGACGAGGCGGAAGAGGGCGCCTCTACGCCGTACATCGTGTACCAGCAGGTCGGGGGCACCTCGCTGGCATTCGTTGAACGAGCGCTGCCTTCGAAAAAGAACGGGCGCTTTCAGGTCGCCGTCTGGAGCACCACGCGCAAGGAAGCTGCCGCCATCGGCCTGCAGATCGAGAACGCGATGCTGCTCACGACCTTGTTCCAGGTCGAACTTCTCGGTAGCCCGACGGCTGTCAAAGACGACGAAACCAATCTGCGCGGCTCGCGCCAGGACTTCAGCATCTGGTCGGATCGATAAACCGCCCCTAGTTCCAACCCGGCCCGCCTCGAGCGGGCTTTTTTCTGCCCGCTTCGCCGGGACTCTTCACTGAAAGGCAATCACCATGAGCGCTTCGCTTCCTAACGGCACGATCTTTTCGATTGCTGCCACCTACGGGCCCGCAATCCCGTTCACCGCGCTGACCAACGCAGCGCCCCCGCAGGCAACTGCCACCGCGCACGGCCTGACCAATAGCGACATCCTGGAGGTCACCTCCGGCTGGCCGTTGATCAACGACCGACCCTCGCGTGTGGCTGCCTCCGCGACGAACACCTTCAGTCTCGAAGGATTCGACACCACGGACCTGATCAAGTACCCGCTCGGCGGCGGCCTAGGCTCCGTGCGCAAGGTGCTGACCTGGCAGCAGATTTCGCAGGTGATGCAGAACGCTTCGTCCGGCGGCGAGCAGCAGTCGGTCGAGTGGGTGTACCTCGAAGACGGTATCGAGCGCAGCAAGAACACCTTCAAGAAGGCCAAGGTTCTGACGCTCACGCTGGCCGACGATCCGGCGCAGGCCTGGAACGCCGTGCTGCTGGCCGCCGATCAGGACGGAAAGAACCGCATCCTGCGCGCGGCGCTGCCCAACGGCGGCTTCCTCTACTACAACGTCAACGTCGGCTTCGACCCTGAGCCGAAGCTGGACGCGAACCAGATCATGACCGTGACCGCGACCTTCCGCAGCCAGGGCCGCTTCATCCGTTACGCGAGCTGAACATGGCAAGACTCACGCTCAACCCCAGCCCGACCTTCAAGGCGAAGGTCGAAATCTGCCGCCCGGGCCTAGAACCCGAGTTGATAGAAGTCACGTTCAAGCATCGCACCCGCGACCAGTTGGATGAGTTCATCCAGCAGATGAAGGACATGGACATCGAGGACCAGGTCATGGCCGTGGCAAGCGGCTGGGAGCTGGTCGATCCGTTCAACATCGACAACGTGAAGCTGCTCGCGCAGAACTACATCACGGCGCCGATGGCGATCCGCGACAAGTACATCGGCGAATTGATCAAGGCCAAGGAAAAAAACTGATCGAGCTGGCCAGGGCCATCTACACGCCTGACGCGACGCCGAGCGAAGCCGCCGACCTCGGGCTGACGGTGGAGGAAGCCACCCTTGCGGTGGAGTGCTGGCCCGAGCACCAGGTGGCAGTGTCCGTGTTCTCGAAATTGAGCACCCAGTGGCGCACAGGCTTTGCCGGCGCCACCGGCCTCGACTACGCGGCGCTGCCGACCGTCTTCCGCCTGGCCGGCGTTCCCAGGGCCGACTGGCCTCATCTCTTCGAAGACATCCGCGTCATGGAGCGCGGTGCGCTTTATTTCATGCGTGCGCAGAGTTCGCAATAGCCGTCTTCGGGCGGCTTTCTTCTTTCAGGGGCATCGATGGCAGATCTAGTTGCGCAGATGGTGCTCACGGCCGACGCATCGGGCGTCGAGGCCGGCGTCGGCAGTGCCAAGCGGTCGCTTGCTGACCTCGGCGTGACTGCCGCTAAGGAAGGCAAGAAAGCGGCCGATGGCGTTGCTGCGATCGGGGAGGGCAGCCAGCAGGCCGCCGCCAAGGTGGACGCCAGTACCAAGAACCTGATCAACTCGATCCAGCGCGCGACCGCGGCGGCCGAGGCCGGGAAGAAGTCGGGCTCGGAGTTCTATACCGCGTTGGCCAACCAACGCGGGGTCAGCACCGATGTGCTCAAACCCTACTTGGCGCAGCTCGACCAGGCGCTTGCGAAGCAGAAGGCCGTACAGCAGGTGCTGGAAGTCACCGCGCCCACGCTGGATCGCGTCGGAATGTCGGCCAAGGCGACCGCAGCCGCTCTGCGCGGCGTGCCGGCGCAGTTCACCGACATCGTCACCAGCCTGCAGGGCGGACAGGCCCCGCTGACCGTTTTCCTGCAGCAGGGCGGACAGCTCAAGGACATGTTCGGTGGCGCTGGCCCTGCCGCTCGTGCCCTTGGCGGCTATGTGCTGGGGCTTATCAATCCATTCACGCTCGCGGCGGCAGCTGCGGGCCTGCTATTCCTCGCTTTTTACAAGGGAGAGCAGCAGACTGCGGCCTTCAACAAGGCACTGGTCCTGACCGGCAACTACGCCGGCACCACTGCCTCTCAGTTGCAGGACCAGGCAACGCAAGTTTCAAAGATCGGCGGTTCATATTCAACGGCGGCCGAAGGCCTGGCCAAGCTGGCAGGCAGCGGCAAGATCGCCGCCGGGGCCATGGTCGAGGTCGGATCTGCGGTGTCTGGGATGAATCGACTCATCGGCACGTCGATCGATGAGTCGGTGTCGATGTTCACCAAGCTGGCCGACGAACCGACGAAGGCATCGGAGAAGCTGAACGAGTCGATGCACCACCTGACGGCGGCCACGCTCGAGCGCATCCGGACGCTGGAAGAGCAGGGGCGCAAGGAAGAGGCGGGCGCACTTGCAGTCTCCAGCGCCGCCAAGGTTACCAATCAGCGACTGGCGGAAGTGCAGGATCAAGCGGGCGTGCTGGCGCGTGCCTGGCGGATGATGGGCGAGGATGCCAAGAAGGCTTGGGATCTGATGATGGGGATTGGCCGCCCGAAGACGGCGAGCGAGGCGCTTACCGACGCTCGGACCGTGCTGTCCGAGCTGCAGGCCCGGGGTCCGATCGGCGGCCCGGTAACGGGCAAGGCCGACTTCGATGTGCAAATGCGCAACGCATCCACCCGCGTGGCGATCGCAGCAGTCCGAGAACTTGAGGAAAAGCTCCGTGGCTATTCCCAGGGGGTGGTGACTCGTGAGGAAACAGCCGCCGTCAACGCCTCGGGGGACATCGCTCGCTGGCAGCAGAAGGCCAAAGGAGTCGATGCGGTCAACCGGGAGCTGAAGAAGTATCGCGACAACCTGGAAGACCTGCGCAAGCGCAACCCGAACGATGTGCTGCTGCGGCCAGAGAACGTCGCGGCCGGCGAGCAGGCCATCCGCAAGGAGTTCGCGGGGCCGAAGGGGGCGAAGGAGAAACCGTATCAGGACGATGCGGCTGCCAAGATGCTGGAAACCTTGCGGCAGACCGAGGCCTCGCTGCAGGCCCAGCTCGAGGGCGAGTCGAAGCTGACCGAGGCACAGAAGAAGCAGGTCGAGTTCCAGCAGCTGATCGCCGACCTCAAGGGCAAGAAGATCCTCACCGCCGAGCAGCAGAGCCTGCTTGCCAACAGGGATGCCATCAGCGCGCAGCTCGAGAAGAATGCGGGCCTGTCGAATCAGATCGAGTTCGAGAAGAAGATCGAAGAGCTCACCAAGAAATCGGCCGAGAACGCGAAGCAGTTTCGCCAGCAGATGGATGCGGTTTCGGTGTCGGTGGCTTCCGGGCAACTGAGTCGCGATGACCAGTCTGCCCGAAGCCTGGACTCCTTTGGACGAGGCGATCGCGCTCGGCAAGAGGTCGATGCTCAGCGGTCAATTCGCTCGGAGTTTCAGCGGTATCTCGATACTGCCGCGAGGGACGCGGGCAAGCTCGACATGCTCGGATCTGACGCCTACAAGCTGCAGGTCGAGAAGATCCGCCAGGCGCTTGACGACGCGCTGGCCGCGCAGACCGCGTACTTTGATGCACTGAAGTCGAAACAGGCCGACTGGAAGAATGGCGCAACCACTGCGCTGGCGAACTACGTCGATGCGCTGAACAACGTTGCAGCGACGACCGAGCGGGCGTTCACGGATGGGTTCAAGAGCGCCGAGGACGCGCTGGTGCAGTTCGTCACTACCGGCAAGTTGAGTTTTACCGGCTTGGCCAACTCGATCATTGCCGACCTGGCGCGCATTGCCGTTCAGCAGACCATCACTGGGCCGCTGGCAAAGGGTTTGTTGGGGATTCTCAACGGCGGCGGGCTCGGGGGCGGTTCGGCACTGAGCGGCGACGCTGACTATCTCAAGCAGGTTGGCTTGTCAGGTAGCTCAGGCCTTTCGATCACGGGAGGCTCGGGCGACGGTCTGTTCGGCAGCGTTGGGAAGTGGCTCAGCGGCATCAAGTTCTTCGCCGATGGCGGTATGCCTCCGGTGGGCCAAGCCAGCATCGTGGGCGAACGTGGCCCAGAGCTGTTCATTCCCAGTGTGCCTGGGACGATCATCCCGAATCACGCCATGGCGGCGTCCGGCGGCGGGACGACGATCTACAACATGACCATCGGCGACGTGGCCACGAAGAGCATGGTCATCGAGGCCATGAAGACGGTGCAGAACCAGCAGATGGCGCGGTACGCGCGCAGTCGCGGGTTTGGGGGTGACGCGTGATCGCCATTGCAATCCCGAGCACCTTTAAGGCCGCGTCGTTCTCGATGCGCCTGGAGACCAACGAGCGGGCTTTCGCATCGCCGTATGGTGGCAGCGAGCAGGTGTTAGACATGGGTAACGACCGGTGGTCTGCTTCAGTGATCCTGCCCGCCGGGCCGCCGGAGATCGCCATGCGCAATGGAGCATTCATCAACGCGCTGCGTGGCCAGACCAACATCTGCTATCTCTGGCATTTGGCGCAACCCGTGCCACTTGGCACGATGCGCGGAACCCCGACCGCTCAGGCCGCCGCAATCGGCTCCCAGTCGCTGGTGTTGAACAGCGTGGCCGGCGCGACCCTTCTGGCCGGCGACATGATCGGCGTGTCGGGCCTGCTGTTGCAGGTGGCCGAAGACGCCACCGCCAACGGCGCCGGCGTCATGGTCGTGAAAGTCGTCAACAAGCTGAGATTGGCGGTGGCGAATGGATCCGCAGTGACCTGGAACCGGCCAACGGCCCCGTTTCGCAAGGTGTCTAAGCCATCGTTCCAGCATTTCTTCGGCTATGCAGACGGCGTGTCCATCGACTTCATCGAGGCCATCGGATGAGGACTCTTTCGGCTCCGACGGTAGCGGCACTGAGCCAGCCGGTTTTGTCGGTGGCGCAACTGGTCTACATGCGCTTTTCGAGCGGCATCGTTGCGCTCAATTCGCGCAACCATGACATTGAGCTTGATGGAGTGATTTACCGCGGCGCGGCAGGCCTTGGAACCATCAGCGCGGTCGATGATTCACCGGGCGAGGTCAAGGGGCTGCAACTGCAGATGTCGGGCGTTCCTTCCGAGTACATCGCGCTCGCGCTAGATGACGCGGCGGTGGTGCAAGGCGCTCAGTTGGTGATTCGTCTTGCCATTCTTGACGATGCCGGAGCCGTGATCGATGCGCCTGTCGATTGGGATGGCTATCTCGACACGATGTCGATTGAAGAGGACGACGGCAAATGCGAGATCACCGCGACCGCCGAAAGCTCTGCCGTTGACTTGCTGCGGGGCAACTCAAGGACGACCAGCAACGCTGATCAGCAGGCGATCTATCCGGGCGACCGCGCCATGGAATTCATCGTATCCCAGGACGGCGTCCCGATCGTCTGGCCCAACAAGCAGTACTACATCGCTAGCAGATGAGACTTCCAAACTGGCAAGAGCGCTTTTCCGACTTCGGCAAGGCGCGCGCGAGCATGCCCTTTGCTTGGGGATCGAACGACTGCTGCACATTCGCTGCGGCTGCGGTCGAAGCCATCACGGGCGCCAACCCGATGGCGACCGTCCCCCCCTACGCGACAGAGACGGGCGCCGTGCGCCACATTGCGGCGGCCGGCGGCCTGCGGGATCTGGCATCCGAATATCTCGGCACACCGTTGGGCCCGCTCATGGCTGGCGTCGGTGACGTAGTGCTGATCAAGAACGAGGGCCGCGAGATGCTCGCCATTTGCAACGGCGCCAACGCGATGGCGCCGGGCGCGCACGGCATCGAGACGCTCGATATGCAGACCGCCCTTGCGGCCTGGAGGATCTGATGCCGCAGGCAATCGCATGGGGAATTGGCGCCTTGCTCGGCTCGGGGGTGACAATGGGTGTGCTGGTGGCTGCCTATGCCATCACCATCGTTGGAACTCTCGCGCTGAGCAGCTACCAGAAGCGCAAGGCCGACCGTATAGCAAAGGCGCAGTTTGACGCCGCCCAGGTGGACCGGCTGATCAACATGTCCGGTACGGTGGTACAGCGCCGGCTGGCTCTCGGGCGGTTGCGCACCGGTGGACAGGTCTTCTACAAAGCCAGTGTCGGCCTGTACAAGGAGCTGTTCATCATGTGTGTGGCTCTGGCCGAGCATGAAATCGACGGAATCGAGCAGATCTACCTGAACGACCAGCCTGTCGATGTGAACGAGGTCGGGCAAGTGACGACAGCGCCCTATGGCCGGCCGGCTACTCTGAGCGGGACGAAGGACGTTCCGTTCGGCTCCTTGACGGTCACGCTTGACCACGACCCGATCCCAGACTCGGTGACTGCGATGGAGTCTCCGATTGGACAGGTGGGCGGCCACGCAATCGAGTGCACCGTCGAGGGGCGCATGGTCACCATCAAGGAACCTCTGCCGGGATGGACTGCCAAGGTCGAATACCAGTATTCCGGCTTCAATTCCTTCGTCCGGATCCTGGCGCACCTTGGTTCGCCCGATCAGGTCGCCGATGGCGAACTGCAGGTGATGCTGCCCGGCACCTGGACCGCCGACCATCGCGCGCGCGGCGTGGCCTATCTGGTCTGCCACTTCGCTTACAACGACGGGGCTCTACCTTCTGGCATCCCCAATGTCACAGCTCGCATTCGGGGCGCAAAGATCTACGACCCGCGCAATGGGGCGACGCAATTTTCCGAGAACCCGGCTTTGATGATGCGCCACGTCCTGCTGCATCCGCAGTTCGGCAAGCGCACGAGCATCAAGCCTTCGGAGGACGCCCGGATCATCGCGGCAGCGAATGCCTGCGACGTGGGCATCAGCTACACCGGCTCAGACTGGGTTCAGATGTACCGGTCGGCGGGCATCTACCTGGAAGGCTCGCCAGCGCGTGACGTGCTCGACGACCTTGCCCAGTCGATGGCGGGCGAATGGGCCTATGCCGCCGGCGAATTCTTCGTGCGTCCCGGCGTCTACCAGTTGCCGGTTATGGATCTGACGGAAGCCGATCTGGCAGTCGTGCAGCGGGCGAACGATGGTTCGGGTTCGCAAAACTCGATCAAGATCACTCCGCATCGCTCGCGCAACGAGAAGTTCAATACCGTGGCCGTCCGCATCTGGGATCAGGCCGCGAACTACATCGAGACGCCGATCACGCCTTTCACTGCCGATTCCCTTGTGAGGGCCGACGGTGCGGTACTAACGCAGGAAGTGACTATGCCGGGCGTTTTCTATTCAGGCCAGGCGCGGCACATCGCCGGCATCATGCTGCGAGACGATCGCGACCCGCTCACGATCACGCTGCCGTTCAAGATGCGCGCTTATCCGCTGCAACTGTTCGACAGCGTTCGCCTTGACTTGCCTCGATTCGGCTTTGCCAACAAGGAGTTCCGGATCCTGGCCCGCAACTTCTCGCCGGCAGGGCTGGTGCAACTCACACTCAAAGAGACTACTGCGGCGATCTTCGCCTTCGGTGGCGCCTTTGCGCCCGAAGGTTACGCCACCAACAGCAACCTGCCGAAGCCCTGGGACATCCGGCCCCCGTCGATCCAAACGATCACCAGTGGCGAGAACGAGTTGATTGTCCAGACCGACGGCACGCTGATCAACGGGGTGCGCGTGATCTGGAACCCCATCGCGGACCAGTCGATCGTGAGCGGCGGCCAGGTGGAAGTTCGATACCGCATCCTCCCGGATGGCGACTGGATCAGCGTGTTCGTGCCCGGCGAAGCGACCGAGGCGAGGTTCGCTGGTCTGCCGGATCTGGCCGTCATCCTGATCAAGGCGCGCACGCGCAACAGCGTGGCCTCCAGCGACTGGGGCATGCAGTACCAGCACACGGTGATCGGCAAGACCGAGCCGCCGCCAGACGTGCAGAACCTTTCGGTTGCGGGGAGCGTGCTGTCTTGGAGCCTTTCGCGGCGCGTGCCTGATCTGGCTGGGTTCGTCTTTCGCTTCCACTACGGCCAGAACCTTGACTGGAACAGCGCGGCGCCGCTGCACGATGGACTTGTGACGGAAAGCCCGTGGGAGCCGGAGACGCGCCCGGGCGGCGTCGTCACCATCATGGTCAAGGCGCAGGACACCAGCGGCAACCAGTCGTTCACGGCAGGCAGCGTGGTCATGAATCTGGGCGATCCGCCCATCGCCAACATCGTCGAGGAATGGGACTACAAGGCGCTGGGCTGGCCCGCGGCGGCAGGCGAACAAAGCGGCTGGACGCTGGTGTCCGGCGACCCCACGGCGAACCCGCTCGATTCCTTCTACGGCTCGGACAACCAAGCCTTCTACGGTGGGGAGACCGACCCGTTCTACAAAGCCGAGTCGTATGCGGAAATGGTCTACGTGACCACCGAGCTGCCGATCAACTCGGCGCTGGCTGGATCGGTGATGACGCTGGTGGCGGACGTGCAGGGCGTTGACCTGCGCATCGACTATCGGCTGGCTGGCCCTGGAGTCTTCTTCGGGCCGGACGCCGGCTCGTTCTATGGCCCGGACGCGGAATCCTTCTACGGGCCGGCGGGGGACTGGATGCCCTGGCCTGGGCAGTTGGTGGTCGCGAACGATGTCTACCAGTTCCGCGTGACCATCGGCGCCGGCGCGACGCGCGGCATCCTGAAGGGCCTGGTGGTCACCGTCGATGCGCCTGACATGGAAGAGCGGATAAACGATCTGGTGGTGGGTGTAGGCGGTACGTTGATCCCTTACACGATGCCGTTCACCGTCATCAAAAACATCCAGATCACGCTGCAGGCCAATGTGAGCAGCGCGGTTACGGCGGAATCCACGAAGACGCCGAATCTCGCTCCGAAGGTCACTGCCTACAGCGCTGCACACACGTCCGTCGGAGGTGCCAGCGTCGACCTCGTCATCAAGGGCTACTAGCCCGCCCCCCATCACAACCAACAGCCCGCCATCGAGCGGGCTTTTTTTTGCTCACCGAAAGGAGCACACATGCCATTCAGCGCACCAGCAAGAGACGACATTGCCGGGAGCGGAGCTACCCCCAGCAATGCGCAAGCCCGAACCGGCTTCGGCAAGTTGTGGGACTGGGCGACTTCGCTGCTCGGAACCTCCGGAAATGCTTCTGAGGCGCGGGACGCCTTGGGCATCGGGTCGGCAATCACCTGCCGGAATCTGCTGATCAACAGTAATTTCGCGATCAACCAGCGCGCCTATGTCTCAGGCGCCGCGACAGCAACCGCCAACAAATACACGTTGGACCGCTGGCGCGTGGTGACTTCTGGCCAGAACCTTACGTTCGGTTCTGCATCGCCAGACCGCATCGTCACCGCGCCGGCCGGCGGTCTTGAGCAGGTGATCGGGGGGGCGGCCATCGAGGGTGGCGTCTACACGTTGAGCTGGGCGGGCACGGCAACCGCGACCGTCAACGGCACGGCCATCGCGAACGGCGGCAACACCGCAGCTCTGACGGCCGGCGCGAACGTGACGGTGCGATTCACGGGCGGCACGGTGGACAAACCGCAGTTCGAGCGCGGCACCAAGGTCACGCCCTACGAACGTCGCCTGCCTGAGATGGAGCTGGATGCCTGCCAGCGGTACGGGGAGCCGGGGCAGGGCGAGGTGTCCGGCAATGGGCCCACCGGGGTGGAGTACGCCGTGCGCGTGACCTTCAAGCACACGAAGCGTGCAACTCCCACGATCACCTACGCGGTCGTCTCCAGTGTGAATGCCACCGTGATCGATGTCACAGCGGTAGACGCCAACGTCGCGCGCATGCGCGTGCAGCCTCTCGCGGCTGGTGCCTTCATCGGCGTCGCCAGCTTCTTTGCGGAATCGGAGTTCTGAACCATGTACACCATCTACCCCGATCACATCCTTCGCCAGGTCGACGGCGCGCGCATCCCCTTCGACGCGGAGAACGCAGACCGTATCGCGTTCCTGGCCTGGGAAGCCGCCGGCGGCGTGCCTGATTGGCCACCGGCGCCGCCATTCAAAGAGCGACAGGCCGCGCTGCTGGTCGAAGTCGACAAGCACCTGAACGCTGCGGCCCGCGCCAAGGGGTACGACAGCCGGAACAGCTTCTACATGCGGGCGGCTGTGCCTGGCAGTCCCTTTCACGCCGAGGGCGTGGCCTTCGCGATCTGGATGGATGCCGTCTATGCGAAGTGCTACGAGGTGCTCGCGCAGGTGGTGGCCGGCGAGATCCCGGAGCCGACGGCGGCAGAACTGCTGGCCATGTTGCCCACGTGGCAATTGCATGAGTGAGGGCGCTGCAATGGAAAAAGAAGCTCTGGAAGCTGCGGCCTCGGCCGTGGCTTCGAAGTCCACATATGGCGGTGCGGCCACTTCAGTGCTCGGCTGGCTGCTGTCGAGCGAGTTCACAGTGGTGGTGGGCATCGTTGTCGCCGTGGCCGGTTTGCTGGTGAACTGGTACTACAAGGCAAAGGCCGACCGCCGGGCCGAGCAGTTGTTCAATGCGCGCCTGGAGCGCATCAAGTCCGGCATGCGCAGCGACACCGACCTGGCCGCGCTCGGGGAGGATGACTGATGGCCGGACCGAATCGCAACGGCGTCGCCACCATCGTCGTGGCTGGTGCGACCCTGGCGGTCAGCAGCCCGTTCCTCATGGGCTTCCTGCAGAAGTGGGAGAGCGGCAAAACCCGGGTGCTGGTGGTCTATGCCGATAAGCTGGCAGACGGGCTCCCGACCGTATGCAACGGCCTTACGCGGCAAGTCACCCTCACGCCGATCATCGTGGGCGAGCGCTGGACCGACGAGAAGTGCGAGGCCGAAGAAAAGGCTGCCGTGACCCGCGTGCAGCAGCGCTTGGCGCCGTGCTTCAAGCTAGCACCCAATCAGACAGTGTGGGACATGGCCAGCAGCCATGCCTGGAACCTCGGACCAGTCGCGACGTGTGGCAGCGGGGCGATGGCTGCGTGGAATCGCGGACAGTGGGCACTGGGCTGCCAGCGCATCGCGCGCGGCGATGACGGCACGCTCGTGTGGTCGTACACGTGCAAGACGTTTGCCGGCCAGCGGCAATGCACCTTCGTGCAGGGCCTGGCCAACCGCCGGGCGGACGAAGCCGCGACATGCGGCGGAGCGCTGTGA